TCACCTGCCCGAGCTTCAACGAGTCGCGGCTCGAGTGTGACGGCCTCTGCCTCACCGTCGGTAACCTCACTGAGGATGCCTACCCCGAGCTGATCGCCAACCACACCCGCCTGCTGTTCGCGGCCTTCGCGCACCGGCAGAACGGCCGGCGCATCCAGAAGCTCCTGACGGACATGACGCAGTACACGATCTCCGGCACCGCCGGTGGTTCGCAGGGCGTCGTTGCTCCGCTGATCGGCGCCATCTCACTGGCCGCGATTGACTACCGCGACAAGTACGCCATGTGCGAGGGTGCGACGCTCGAGGTCATCCTTCCCCGCTGGGTTCGCTCAGCGATGCGATCCGACCTCCGCAAGCGCACCGGCGTCGACCTGCTCGAGGTCGCCGACGCGCGGCTCATGCGGATGTTCGACGCCGAGGGCGTCCGCGTCCAGTGGGTCAACGACTGGCAGGTCCGTACCTCGGGTTTCCCGGGTCAGACCGCGCCGATCCTGAACTGGCCGTCGACCGTGGAGTTCATGCTCTACGCGCCGGGCACGTACGTCCAGGGTAACGGCCTCAAGCTGAACCTGGGCGTCATCCGCGACTCCGTCCTCAACGCCACGAACGACCACACGGCGGAGTGGATGGAAGAGTGCTGGCTGATCTTCCGGCCGGGTCACGAGGGTCGTCGCTACGTCGTCCCGATCTGCCCGGACGGTTCCACCGGCGCGGCGGACCTGACCGGCTGCTCGGTCTGATCCTGATTCTGACATCACGGACGCGGACACGAGGAGGTAGGTCATGACGGCACCAACTGGACCACGTCGACTCGTGTCCGCGCCCGCTTTTCAGCAGGCGCCGTACGGGCTCTTCACTTACGTCGACTGGCGCACGGACGATCACTGGCGCTTCGGAGTCGAGTGGGAGAGCAACTGCTCGACCACGGGCTCCGTTGCACTTGATCCCTGTGCGCCCAGCTTCACGGGCGGTTTCCCGGAGACGGATGGTCGCATCTGGAAGGGTGCGACCGCGTTCCGGGTGTACGCCGACATTCGATGCTCTGCGGTCGCCTTCTATGATCGTGCCGAGCAGCTTGCCACCGAGGCTCTTGCACGTAAAGAGCAGTGGCAGGTTGAGCGCACGATTTGGGACGGCACCACTCGATCGGCGTACGGCGTAACCGTAGCGAGCTACCCGCGCATCGCATCGAACGCGAACGTTGGCACCGGTGCACCGCGCGACGTGTACCTCCAGACGGCGGCCACCATCATCTCCGGTGGAGTGTACGACCCAAAGGTCGGCCTGGGCGTCCTCGAGGATGCGCTGGGCGCGTGCTACAACGGCATCGGCGTAATCCACGTACCTCAGCTCCTCATCCCCGGTCTCGCCGGCGCTGGGCTGCTGATCCGCGAGGGTCCGCGTCTTCGCACGCACAATGGCAACTGGGTCGTGGCGGGCGCTGGTTACTCCGGCTCTGGTCCCGACGGTGTACAGCCCAGCGGTGCATCCGCGTGGATGTACGCGACGGGTCCACTACTCGGTTACCGTGGCCCTGTCGGATTCAACCCGACGCCAACCAACATCAACCGGCAAAATGATACGGTTGACGAGTTGGCATGGCGAGACTATCTCATCGGTTGGGACTGCTGCCACTTCGGTGTGCAGGTCCGCCTGGACGTCGACGCAGACCCCTCGTAGGAGAGAAACATGGCAGCTCGTTGCGTCTCCGCGATTAAGGGGACCACTGCACGTCTGATCAAGCTTGACGTCTGTGGTAACCCGGTCTCCGGAGCGGCATCCGCGGAGGTCGTCACCGACGGCTTCATCAACATCGCCCCATCACCGCAGTACGACGACGGTGAGGCAATCCAGACTCGCAAGGCGAACGGACTCTTCTGCATCAACGAGCCGGGCGACGTGCAGCTCACCCAGGTCAACCTCACCATCAACTGGTGTGTGCTCGACCCGGACACGATCACGATCATCACTGGTGACCAGCTTCTGAGCGCCGGCGGTGCGGGCGTGACCGGCACCGGTGTCGCCTTCGGTGAGGGTCTGATCCTCAACCGCTGGTCGCTCGAGGTCTGGCAGAACGTTGTTGGCGAGGGCGCCTGCGGTTCGGACGGTCTCCAGCGCTACGTGTACTGGGCCTTCCCGAACGCTGGCGGCGGCAAGGTCGGCGACCTGGACTTCGGTAACTCCGCGCTCCAGTTCACGAACACCGCGTTCACGAAGAAGATCGGTAACTTCTGGGCCGCTCGAGCTGGTGCGACTCCGTACCTCGACTCGAACGTGCCGCAGCTCGATACTCACTTCCTCTACAACGTCACGACCGTCGCGCCGCCGGCTGCAAGCTGCGGTGCCCACGTCCACGTGAACAGCTGACATGAGCGACCTGACGGACGGCGCCGAGTCGCGGACCATCGCCTGGCTCACGGGTCAGTCGACAACCGCGCCTACGATGCCGTACGTCGCTCGCTTGATGACGGCGAATGGATCCGACTCGGCGGCGGGCACCGAGGTGACTGGCGGAAGCTATACTCGCCAGAGCATCTCCCTCGGTGCCCCCACCGGTAGCAACCCCACGCAGGTGTCGAACTCCGCGCTCGTGAGGTTTGACCTCCTGCCAGCGTGCACGATTGTCGGCGTCGAGGTTTGGGACTCCAACGGCACGCCGTTCCGCTGGTGGTGGAAGGGCGGCCTCAGCCGAGCGGTCCTCGCCGGTGACGCGGTTGAGTTCGCGATCGGGGAGCTCGACTTCGAGATGGCGTAGGAGGTTGAGGAATGGCTCCCTCCGTCGTTGCCGTCTCTACGACAGCATCTTGGCCCGCAGGTGTGGCTCTGCCCACTGGCTGTGTGTTCACGCCTAACTGGCCAACTGTCGGTGCCTCTGGGCGACTGATCCTCCTCCCCATCTTCGCGCGTTCATCGTCTCCTCCGGCCGTGAACGCAGTCACGATTGACCTCACCTCAGGTTACACGTTGAAGTCCACCGCGGACTTCAGTGTTACGAACGTGACTGGCGAGATCCAGGCGAAGATCGCCGCTGGGTCCGACGCGGCGCCCAGTGTGCGCAGCACGATCGAGGACACGCAGCCAACCGGTGCGATCGGCATCGTGATCGACGGCTGGTCGGGCAACCTCGCTGACGTCACCGTGACGATCGCCGGTGGCGCATCCGCTACTCCACAGGCTCCCGCTGGTGTCGCCGCGGTGAGTGACAGCCTCGTGCTGCGAGCTGTGTTCGGCTCCGACGACAACCTGACGAGCACACCGGCCAGCCACACGCAGGTGTTCGCCGAGACGACGCTGCAAGGCTCGGACGCGGTGATGACGTGGTACTCACAGAACGCACCGCAAGCCGCTGGTGTCGTCGCCGCGCTGAACATCCCCTTCACCGCTGGGTCGGACTCCTGGCTGGCGGTTACGATCGTCATCGCTCCGACGGCTGGTGGCACGACTTACCAGCTGAGCGCGGTCGAGTCCGCTCACGGCACGCTCTCCGCGAACGCGAAGGTCATCGCGAAGCTGGCTGAGGCGTTCTCCGCACACGGCACGTTCTCGATCCCGAACCCGAAAGTAATTGCCCCGCTGCAACGAAATCTCGCAGCCGCGGGAGTCATGGCAGCGAACCCAAACGTCGTCGCCGCCCAGTCGGCATCCATGACCGCCGCTGGGAGGTTCATGGCTCAAGCCCGTGTCGTGCATCAGTTGCAACTCACTATGCAGGCCACTGGTACCTTTAACGCAGTACCGCTAACCCCCGGAGGGTCCGGCATGTTTACTCCTGGTCCTTGTTCGCCGTGGGAGCCGGTGTGGGGCAACTGCGTTTTGCCGACCGGCTCCGAAGCAATCAGTGGCGACGCCCTGATGGCAGCATCTGAGGTGCTCTGGTCTCTCACCGGGCAGCGTTTCGGCACGTGTACGGTAACCCTACGGCCGTGTCGCGAAAGCTGCTACGGAGGGAGCTGGCTCGAGGACCACGGTTGGTGGCAGTTCGGTTCGTACCCAACTCCGGCGTGGTTCCAAGGTGCCTGGTTCAACATCGGGTGCGGCAGCTGCACGAGTGGTTGCTCGTGTGGCGAGATCTCCGAGCTCAAGCTCCCCGGCCCAGTGGCCAGCATCGAGTCGGTCGTCATCGGTGGTGAGACGCTTGATCCCACCGCGTACTCCGTGCAGAACTGGAATCTCCTCGTTCGGATGGATGGTGGACAGTGGCCTCTCTGCAACGACTTCTCGTCGGCCTCTGGCGATGGGGTGTGGACTATCACGGCGTCATTCGGCGAGGGTGTTCCCGTCACCGGTAAGCTGGCGGTGGCCGAGCTGGCCGTCGAGTACGCGAAGCTGCTGATGTGCGACGACTCGTGCCGACTGCCTAGCGGTGTTCAGCAGATCACGCGTCAGGGAGTCTCCATGACGTTCAACGACATCAAGGACGTCTTTGACTCCGGGCTCGTTGGTCTCCCGCTGTCCGACCGATTCATCAAGACGTGGAACCCGAACCAGCTGATGTCACCAAGCGCCGTGTACGACATCGACGGCGGTACGCAGGATTGGCGGCGACTCGATTGATCGACTTTCCGATCTTCGACCAGGACGCGTTGTGGCTCGTGATGAACGAGCGCTTCTACGATGTGGCCGCAACGGTCGGTGACTGCGTGTCCATCGCGCTGCGTGACACTCCCGGAACGGGCGGCCAACCTAAGCGCGCTTGCTACCCGAACTTTGGTCTTCTCGCGTGGGACGCCTGCGACTGCGGCGGCTCCATCCAGATCGGCATGGGCCGACGCACCGTCACGACGAACTTCCCGCAGGAGGTGTCGGAGACCGGTGGCAACCGCCCGACTGCCTGCGGTGGTGGATCGCCGATGCAGGACTTCACGCTGGAGTACACCACGTGCTGGCCGCAGCCGAACGCACAGGGTGCACCGCCGACGTGTCAGCAGATGTGGACCGCGACGGCCGAGCTCGACAAGGCCATCTTCGCGATCCGCAAGGCGCTGTACGACTGCCTGTGTGACATCAAGGGTCGGCGCCTCATCTCTGACTACATCATCCGTGCGTCGCAGCCGGCGGGTCCCGAGGGTGGGTGCGCTGGGTGGTCGACGACGTTCTCGGTTGAGGTGATGACCCTTGGCTAAGGTGAAGGCCACGCATAAGCTGAACAAGATCCAGATTCAGCGGATGCTAGAGTCGCCCCAGGGTGGGCTGGCCAAAGACATGCTCAAGCGCGGCATCCGCGTGCAGGCGCGAGCTCGGCTGAACCTCGGTGGCACCACTGGGTCAGGTCCGCGGCGCATCGCCACGGGCCAGCTTCGCGCGAGCGTGAGTGTGCAGATGCGAGGCTATCACGGCCTCCCCGCGGTGCGTGTTGGCTCGAACCTGAAGCACGCCCGCTGGGTTCACGACGGCACCGGCATCTGGGGTCCGTTGAAAAAGTTCATCATACCCAAGACGAAGAAGGTCTTGCGGTGGCGTGGAGCGAACGGCTTCATCTTCGCGAAGCGCTCACGGGGTATGAAGGCCAATCCGTTCCTCGAGAACGCACTACCCGCTGCGAAGCTGGGCGCTGGCAACGGCTTCGGTCTATAGGCCAGTGTCGATTTCTCCGCCTCTCCTTATACGATCTACGTAGGAACGTTAGGGGAGGAGAAAAGCATGGCAGACGAAGTTCAGTTCAAGAGCTTCAGCAAGGCTCGACCGAAAATCGAGTTCCTCGCTGGGCCTGATGAGGAACGCTTCGAGGCGTACCCCGTCATGCCACCGACGATGCTTCAGGAGCTGCTGACGGTCATCCGTCAGGTACGAACCGTCGGCGGTGTTGACGAGGAAAAAGCGGTCAAGACGTTCACTATGATGAGCGACTTCTTCAAGCTTGTCCTCGTTGACGAGTCGTACTCACGGTTCCAGAAGAAGATGGACGACCGGATCAAGGGTGTCCAGATCGACGAGTGCACGGAGATCTTCCAGTGGCTCGTGGAGCGGTACGGCCTCCGCCCTTCGGAGTCATCGACTTCCTCGTCGGCTGGGTCGCCCAGTGGGGTCGATGGCACATCTTCGACGGCTGGTGCACCGCTCGAGGAATCCGACCCCTCGAGCTAGAGTCCTGGACATTCCTCAACGTGATTCATCACTACGTGTTGGAACACTCCAATCCAGATGAGGTGGATAAGGTGCATCGGACGCTCTCGCAGCCACTACGCCGCGATGACGCTCCGCCGCGCGTTACGAACCCCCGACTGGTGGGTATTCCGATTCCGTCGTGGTGGGTTGACGATGAGGAAGCCGGCGTAAGTAGCATGCGCGCCGCTAAGGAGATCATGCGATGACGAGTCCGATCGATGTCGCCTACGTTGAGATTCGTCCTGATGTGGACGATTTCGATAAGACTCTGAACAAGGAGCTCGACGGTAGCTTCAAGAAGCTCGAGGACCGCGCGCTTAAGAGCACGCAGAAGGTCGAGCAGCGGTTCGACGAGCTCGAGACCGAGCTGCACGAGAACTTCAAGGAGATCGACAAGAACACTACCACGGTGTTCGAGAACATGAACAAGGTCGTCGACAAGACGACGCTTGACATCGAGGACAGCTTCAACGTCACCGGGGATCGGATCAATGATCACTTTGGTTCGACCCTCGGTGACGGCCTCACAGATCACTTTCAAGTTCTTCACGACGACATTCAGGAGTCGAACCGTCGCATCGAGGAGAATGCTCGAGAGACGGTCGACAACACGAACCGCGAGTACGACCGGATCGCGGAGGACACCGATAAGAAGCTGCGTGACCGAGACCGCAGCATCACCGGCGCCGCGGAGGACATCGCGAAGAACGCCGCTGGTGGATTCGGTACATCCTTCCTCGACGGCATCACTGGATCACTCGACTCCGAGATCCTCAAGACGATCCTCCTCGCGGTGCTGGTCCCAGCGGCAATTCTCGCGGCGCCGCTCATCGCGACCGCGCTTGCCAGTGCAATCGTCGCGGCTCTACCCATCGGCTTCATCGGCCTCGCCATCTTCGCACAGATGGACAACCCCGCGCTTCAGCAGGCAGGACGAGGCTTCGCCAACTCCCTCAAGGACATCTTCAAGCGTTCGTCAGAGGGGTTAGTCGACAACCTCATCCTCGGTCTGGACACGATCCTCAACTCGTTCCAGAAGATGGAACCGACGATCAAGCGGATCTTCGATGCGCTTGAGCCGCTGACGCAGCCGCTCGCGGAGGGCATTGGCGGATTCATCGAGGAGATCCTGCCCGGCATCGCGACCGCGATCGAGAACTCCGGCCCGGTGATTGAGGAGTTCTCACAAGGTCTCATCGACCTGGGTGGTGTACTTGGTGACTTCTTCGCTAAGCTGGCTGAGGACCCCGACGCGCTCGCCGGTGGTATGCGGAACCTGTTCGACTTCATCATCGACGCCATCAAGGTCGTCGGTGACATCTTCGTCTTCCTCATCAACCGCTTCCAGGATGCGAAAGACATCATTGAGGCGCTGGGACAAATCTTCACCGGCCTCGGTGAGTTCATCTCCGCTGCGGCGAAGGCAGCGGTTGGTTCGTGGGAAGACTTCGATGAGTTCTGGTCGATCATGTGGAACGGCATCAAGGAGATCTTCTTCACGGCCATCGCATTCGTCATTGATGGCTTCTGGCTTGTGCACGACAACTGGCACGAGATTCTTGACAACATCGGCAACTTCTTCAAGTCTGTCTGGAACAGCATCACCGACGCCTGGGATCACACCGTCGGTCGACTGATCAACAAGGCTAAGGAGCTGTTCAACAGCATTAAGAACGCTGGTAACTGGGGTGACATGCTTCGTAACGCTGGGCGTGCGATCATCGACGGTCTCATCAACGGCATCACATCCGCGTTCGGTTCACTGCGCGCCGTACTGAATAACGTCACCAGCTTGATCCCAAGCTGGAAGGGTCCGATGGAGAAGGACAAGAAGCTCCTCGAGCCAACCGGTGAGGCCATCATGGGCGGCTTGTCCACCGGCATTAAGAACGGCGAACCGAACCTGCAAGACACTCTTAGTGACGTCACGAACAACATTGGCGTCACGCCAGGACGAAGTGGTAGTGAGGGTGGCATCGTAGTGAACATGACGTTCAGTGGCGCGACTCCGTCTGAGAGCGATGCTTTGACGCTGGGCCAGGCGGCGGGTCGCGGCATTCAGCAGACGTTGAATCAGCGCGCCGTTCGTACAGCAGTGAGGACGATCTGATGTCGCACTACAACCCGGACGAGCCGTTCATCCTGGGCAACCAGTGGGTTCCGATCGACGCGGGCCAAACGGGCGTGGACACGATCACGGAAACCGGCACGACGTTTCGACTCGACACGAACATGACTGTCGTCAGCGGTGGCGTCTACATCCCTGTGCAGTACCCGATGCAGGTTGTCAACGGCGGTATTTCGTACGTCGGCATGAACGTGTACCCGAAGGGTCTCGAAGACCTGTCGGGTCCGATCGAGCAGCGCATCTACACGGCACAGGGTGGCGTGGTAAGCGGCGACATGCAGGTGAATGGTTCGTGCACCATCACGCAGGCGCTTCAGAACAACGGCGCTTGTGGCATCATCAGCACGGGGTTCATCGATCCTGATGACGCTGACGGCTTCCTCGATGTCAACTTCGCGATCAACTCCGCGGGTGAGCTCAACGGAAAGCGCATTCTCAAGGTTGAGGTGTTGTACTCCGCAAACTTCAACCCGCCGTTCGAGGGCTTCGAAGATCGTGACTTTCCCGGTCAGGTGATGGTTTCATCGAACGTGAAAAACGTTGAGATCGACATCTTCAAGACGTCGCTCAACTCGTTCGACCCGAACTTCATCATCGTTGACATCGGCGAGTGGAATCGCGACTTTCCTGAGGACGTACCGCTGGGCTCAGGCATTCAGGGAGACTTTATGTTCCCCTGGACGCCAGCCACGCTCAACCGCTTCGACTCGGCCACAGCGACAGCACAGCGACTCGCGATTCGCTGGACGGTCGGTGACTTGCAGCAGACCATCTGGTGGGTTGCGATGCGCGTCACTTACTGTGATGAGCGTCGCATCGCGCTGGGCGCGCACCGCATGCGCTCGGCGAACACGCCTGGCACGAAGATGATCCAGCTTCGCCCAGCGGCGACACTGGCATCGGGTGGCGTTCCTCTCACGCCTGGCGAGTACACCGTCACGCACAACGCGTTCGACACCGGTGAAGCGTTCGTAAGTCCACCACGGACTTCGTGGGCGAGGCAGCTGTACGAGATCCCCGATCACCAGGGTGTCGTTGTCCACCGACGCTTCATCCCCGGGCAGCAGCTCGAGAAGGAGATCACGAACGTCCTGCCACAGCTCAGCTTGCACACCACAACCACGGCACTCACGGGTGTCCATGGCTACGGTACGCAGGTCGCGGCGCAGGTCGACGCCAGCACCGTCGCGGCGCAAGACATCCAGAACCCCGTCAGCGCTGGGCTCGTAACACCTGTGAGCATGACGCAGGTTCGGTACTACGCGCGAAAGCAGCCTGAGACGAAGAAGTCTCTGTTCATCCAGGGTGACGTTGCGAACGCGGTGATTACCTCGGATGAGTTCGACCTGCTGCCTGAGATCTGGGATGGCTGGAAGGAAGTCACGCTTCGGCTCAACACCGCTGCGATATTCCAGGTCACCGGTGGCGCGCAGGTCTGGACATGGACGTCGAACGGCCAGGACACGGGCTCGTCTTGGGAGGTCTTGGGCGCGACGGCGAACACCGCGGATCCAGTGAGTCCACCGGTGCTGGCTCCACTGGAGATCACCGGCACGACGTACGGCCGAAACACGCGTCGCATGTGGCACGGCTTTTGGGATGACTTCGCCGACGCTGCACTCTTGTTCTCCAGTGACCCAGCGATCCCGAGCAACTTCGCACTCGCTGAGCAGGAGCAGACGCTTCGCGGTGTCGACACGACGTGCCCGGGCGTGGACCTCACGTGCATCCCAAGCTCGCTTCGCTACCACCAGCTGTCATGGACGGCGACGGGTCTTCGTGACACGTTCGACGTTCCGCTGACGGACACCTGGGGAAGTAAGTGGACGATCACGGGCGGTGCCACAGCGGACTACGACGTCGCTGGCGGATTCGGCACGGTGGCCCTACCGGTCGCTGACACATCGCACTTCGCGGTCGGCGCCAGCACGATGTACGACGTTGATGTGCAGACGACGTTCAAGACGAATCAGCTCGCGGTGACGTCGGCGATCCGCTTCAGCGTGGTCTTCCGCTACGTCGACCCGAACAACTACTACGAGGCTCGTGTGTTGATGAACACGACGACCTCGATGCAAGTGGGCATCTTCAAGGTGGTCGCCGGCACCGCGACGTTCATCGGCGGTACGTCTGACGTCACCGTGTCAGGAGTCACGCACGCGGTGAACGTTGTGTACGGTCTTCACGTACGCACCAGCGGCCCAGTGGTGTACATGAGCCTGTGGAACGCGACCAACTCCGACGAGCCGACGCTCTGGTCGTTGACCGCGATCGACAACGTGTCACCGCCGATCGGGAAGGCTGGCTTCCGGATCCGCACCGCGCCCAGCAACACGAACTCGGGCCTGATCGTTAGCGTGGGGCACGCCTACATCGATGACCTGGACTCCGGTGGCTACGAAATCCAGCGGCAGGACAACATCGACACGGACTGGATGACGATCATGCGATCCGACTCGTCGTTCGCGAGTGCGTTCGCTGACTATGAGCCCAGGGTTGGTGTTCAGAGCCGGTACCGCCTCCGTAAGGCCAACGTAATGGACTTCTGGTCGGACTGGACTGCCACGCTGTCGAACACCCTCAGTTCTCCTGGAGTCGACGTTGCTGGTGACGGTAACTCGGTCCTGATCCTGTCCACGAACTGGGACCAGACCGGTGCGAAGAACCTCGCCGCGACGATGTCCTTTAAGAGCGACGCGGAGGAGCCGTTCGCGTTCATCGAGTCCGGTGACACGACGTTCTCGCAGATGTTCGGTCGTGACTACCAGCTCGCCGCGCACCCCACGGAGCGAGGTGGCGAGAAGTTCACGCGCAACATTATCGTGCAGCAGGCCGCGATCGCGCTGCCATCGCTAGGTAACTTCCGCACTCTGCGAGACATGGCGTGGCAGGCCGCACCGTACGTCTGCGTTCGAGACGAGCTGGGCAACCGCTGGCTGGCGAACGTGCAAGTGCCGGATGGCACGGTGTCGCGCAACCGCCGGCTCTACATCGCTAGCATTACGATCACTGAGGTCACGGCGACGCCGGCGATCATTGACCCGGAGGCGTGATGATTCGTACGAGCGTCATCTACAACTTTAACGAGACGACGCAGGGCTGGTCGGGTGAAGGTGCGGTCGCCGTCACCCGCGTAACGTCCCCGGTGTACGAGGGACTTGGTGCGCTTCAGGCCTCGGACGCGATGACCGCTGGGTTCGACTCGCTGCGCTTCAACGACGGCTCTGCACTTCGTGATCTCACGCCGAATGGTACGACGATCACGGCGTGGGTGTACGTCCCAGCGGATGCCACCGGCACGAACTGGCAGGCGCACCTCGAGATCCAGGACCCAAGTTTCACCTGGCAGGTCGGTCCCAACCAGGCGATCGTCCCGGGCTACTGGACGAAGCTGACGTACACGCCACCGACCTCGCTGATGGTGAACTGCCGAGCGATCGGCGTGCAGGTCGAGGCGAACGACGTCAACCGAACGCAAGCCGTCTACTTCGACTTCGTCGTCGGTGAGCTGGTGATTCCGGACAGCTCCCGCTGGGCGGCTCAGCTCCTAACGACGGCACCAGCGAATGAGCTTCTGGACCTGCCTCGCTGGCAGGGACAGCGCTCCTCCACGTTCGAGTTCGAGGTGATCAACGGCGTCACGGGTGAGCACAAGGGACTCTTTCACCCAGTGCGAAACCGGACTCCTCGGCTGTCGCACGACTCGTCACGCACGATCTCACGGACGCTTGACCTGACGTTCACTCCTGATGAGACGGTGCAGTTCAACGTCCTGCAAGATCGCGTGCTAATCTGGATGCTTCTGAGCGACGGCACGCGCTGGCCACTGGGCAAGTACATGGCCACGGACCGAACGCGCATTCCACAGACGAGTGGCGAGTACGCGTCAGTGCAGTTCGTCGACGAGATGTTCGTCATCGATCAGGCCATCAGCCAGGCGTTCGCTCCGACCATCGACACCAACGGCGACGCGAACGCGCTGGATGTCAGGTACATGATTCAGCTGCTGCTGAAGCAGAGTGGGTTCATCCTCGACATCGATGAGAGCGACTTCCGATCGGCGTCGAACTGGTCCATCGGCACGAGCAAGGCGAAGATCGTTAAGGATCTCGCTCTCGAGGGCGCGTACCTCAACCCGTGGTTCAATCACGCAGGACACCTCAAGATCATTCGATCTTTCGACCCGATGGATCGCATTCCGACCATCGACTTGGATACGAATGACCGTGTCATCCGTGACTCGATCGCGTACACCGACGATCTGCTTAGCGCGTCCAACCGCTTCATCGTGGTTTCGAACTCGGGACTTGAGAGCACGCCTCGCATCGGCATCTACGACGTGCCGGCCAGCGCGCCGTACTCCGCGGACAACCGAGGCTTCATCATTCC